GTATGAAGTCCTTCATCTCTTGAAATTAACTCATTTGAAAATGTAAGTCCGGGAAGGAGTCCGCGCTTTTTGACCCAATAAATAGCACAGAAAGACCCACTGAAGAAGATGCCTTCAACACAGGCAAATGCTACAAGTCTAGTAGCATAATCTTTAGAAGATTCAATCCAATTTTTTGCCCAAAGAGCTTTCTTCTGAATACAAGGAATCGTATCAATTGCGCGAAAGTATGTAATTTGTTCGTCTTTATCTTTCACATACTGGTCAATGAGAAGAGAATATGTTTCAGAATGGATACCCTCCATTGCATTCTGAATGCCATAAAATAGACGTGCTACAGGCGATTGAATTTCTCTTTGAAATCGAGAAGCTAGATTTTCTTGAACAATTCCATCCGAACCGGCGAAGAAAGCCAGGATATGTTTGATAAAATACTGCTCCTTTTCATTTAGCTTTTCCCAATCATCTCGGTCTCTGCTAAAATCAATTTCTTCCACAGTCCAGAAACTTGCTACCGCTTTCTTATACATTCCGTATAAGTCTTGCTCTTGTGGAGAAATAGGGAACAATGTATAACGACCACCGAGTGTTGTGCTTGAATCATCAAATAGAGGCTCCATATGAATACTCGGAGAAAAGGTATTAAACTGTTGACTCATTCTATAAGATAATAGTAAATGGCGAGTTCTGATTCATTTTCAGCTAACATTTTAAAGCATGTTTTATCTCCTAAACTTATTACGAATACAACTGGAGGATATGATGCAAAGATTGATTTGCTAAATGTAGATAATATACGGATAACCGGAGATGTTATTGGTCCTACTGGCTCATATTGGGCCCATGGAGGTGGAAGTGTAGGGCCAAATCCACTTAATCTTGTAACTCAAACTATAGCTGGAGGTAATAGCCCAGCTATGCTTACATCTACAGATGGATTAAACTGGGCTACAGTGACAGGTGTAAGTTTATCAGTTATTAATACTTCCACTTGGAATGGTTCGATGTGGGTTGCAGGTGGTATATCTACTACAGGGGCTCCAAGTATTATTTACTCATATGATGGAAATACCTGGAATGCAGCATCTGGGACGTTTTCAGCTCGAACAAATGCAATTGTATGGAATGGTTTTTATTGGTTGGCGATTGGTGAATCACCTGGTCCCATTTTTGTAAGTTCTATTGATGGTATTAATTGGATAACACCTTCCGTGACAGGGGCATTTGATATTAATGGACGTGGACTTTGTTGGAATGGAAGAATCTTCGTAGCTGTTGGCTCAAGTTCAAGTGGGACTGCTATTATATATTCATCGGATGGGATTACATGGAATCCTGGAGGTGGAACTGGAATTCCTAGTCAAGGCTATGGAGTTTGCTGGAATGGCGCAATATTTGTAGCTGTTGGAACAAATGGTAGCTTTTTAGGAAATACTATCGTATACTCAACAGATGGTATAATATGGGCGCCTACAACTGGTGGATTTACATATGTTGTAAATTCTGTTTGCTGGAATGGGACTTTGTTTGTAGCTGTTGGCGCAGATAGTATAGGTTCTGGACGCACTATGTTATATTCATATGACGGTATGAACTGGACTGTTGGAACGGGTGGATTTACCATAATAGCAAATGGAGTTTGCTGGAATGGAACAAAGTTTATATCAGTCGGATTTAATACTTCTGGCTTAAGTACTATATTAACCTCTTCCGATGGTCTGTCTTGGTCAAATAGTGGTATTTCTGGTCAATTCACAGGATATGGTATTGGAGTATCGTCTACAAATGTTTGGAAAAAAACTCCACAAACAATCCAAGATGCAATTAATGTGTTATCAAATCGTATTTTTGAGCTAGGAGGCAATACCTATATCTAAATTTTTCCCACTATTTTATGAATAGATAATGCGGAAACTCCCGATGCCTCTGAAACTATTTTCATCTGCACTTTAGTTCGCAATCCCATTACATGAGCAACAACTCCCGCTACAATAGTCTTTGGTGTATGTTCAAAATCATCTTCTGACTTTGTAGAAATTTCATATAGTAAGTCCATAATTTTTCCACGTTGTTCATCATTTAATGATAAAGTTGCACAGAGACGTTCTGCAATACCAAGTTCGGTTTGAAGAACAGTATTGTCCGAAGGTGAGAAGTGTGTTACAGCTTTACAAAGTGACCGAATATTTACAACCATTATTTTTGAAATTTCTTCATACGAACGAGGAACACCATTATTGCGACATGCAACAAAGATTGCAGCTCCCATTAATGCTCTTCTGGTCTCACCTCTAACTTTTTGCGCATCTTCAAGTGCCTTGTACATTCCACATGCATCCATAATAATTGCTTTAGGTAATCCTGCGTGAGTACAGCTCAAATTAATAGCATCAAATATTCCCATCCATGAACGTTGAGAATTAGATGATAAAGACCAACAAGAAAGACGTTGAAGAGCTTTCATATTTGAAGAATTTGCACCTTTATATGAAATGATAGAACCGTATGATGATTCTGGAAGCAGATCAGAAGTTACAAATCCTGTTCTGCATTGGTCTTCACCCTTTGAATCTTCATAGTTACGCCACTCAGCGCCTTCGTCAATTACTTGGTCTAGAATACTTCCACATGTTGTACATACTTGCTGTCCTTCATCAATTACGAGAGTGTGCTTGCACTCCATTTTGATGTGTTCAGTATGTGATTTTAATTTTGTCCGTTTTACGTGATTCAAATGTTAAACTTCCATCTAAAATTGAACCTTTTGTGGGAAAATTCTTTTTTACCACCGGGTCAACTGCTTTTTCATATAAATATTTAATCTTAGATTCTAAATCACCAAAAAAGAGAAATAGCGAAAATGAGAAAAATATTCCAGACACATATGAGTCTACAAATGAATCCATTTCTTTGCTAACAGGAAACACAGGTGGCGCATCCTTGATGAAAAATATAGTCCAAAATGCAATTAATCCGATAAGAACAAGTTCTATAGAAACATCAAATAGTTGATACGGTATACTTTTAGACTTCCACCCATCGTCAAATTCATCAAATAAATGATGCATGCCATATGAAAGAAGACCTCCTAAGACAGTGTAAAATATTGCAAGAATTCCTACGTTCAAAGAAAGGAACAGCATTATATTTAATCATACTTCTTTTTATAGCTCAATGACATATCAACTATTGAACCATATTTGGGGAATATCTCATCAAAAATAGGTTCTAAATGAACATGATTTATATGCTTTAATTTTAATGTTAGTTCGTCCATAAATATAAAAATAGCAAACAAAAAGAAGGTTGATGATGCGTAATTATCTATCATTGATTCAAAGAATTTAGAAACTGGTAAAATTGGTCTTAAATATGCGATAATTACAGACGACCAAAATGAAACACTTGCTAGGATAGATATTTCTAGTGTAATATCTGTTAGCTGATAAACCGGGCTACGTTTTTTCCATTTGTCGTCAAATGTATCAAACAAATAGTAAAGAACAAATGATGTTATGATTCCAATTAGCGTGTATGCAATTGCTAAAATAACAGCATCTGTGGTTATGCTAAGAAAACTTGTTATTTTCATTATTTACTACTCCATAGTATCTCTTGCCATAAATGCTATTGCTGATGGGTCATATACCTGAGGACGATAATTTGTAGCCAAAATAGGTTTTCCAAGTTCTCTTGTTTTGATTGGCTTAATCCAAGAAATAAGAAGATATTTGTTTTCTACAATCCATACCCAATATCCAGCTGTCATATACTCTTTTACTAAAAATTCAAGTGCTTCCGACAGCTTATAAAGAGGATATCCAAAGACAAAGGTCGGAACTTCATAAACTATATAGGGAGCATTGGTATTATGAACAGCTTGCTGTTTTATTTTTGCCTGAATTTGTGTCATAACTGGCATCATTGCAGCCATACGATTTAATCTTCTACCTTCTTGTTCATTCCATACTTCACGGGCTTTCAGCATTGTTACTTACTACATACCAAGAATGTCTCTGCCGTTCAAAAAACTAGCTTTAGGAGGTGGAGGTGCTAAAGGTATTTTACATATAGGTGCCTTACGAGAATTAGCAAAGTATCAAAAACTATACTTTCCAAATGGAGTCTATGGCACATCAATTGGGGCTATAATAGCAGTATTCGTTGCGTTTGAAATACCGTTTGGAGACAAATTTATGGATGACAAAAAAGATGTTCTTGCCCTAAGTAGTTTGGTACCATCACTTACATTTGAAACTCTACAAACTGGATTTCCAGAAAAGGGAACTTTTACTATGGATGTATTTCATGAAAAGATATCATCAGTTTTTAAGCTTTCTGGGCTTGACATTCAAACTCTTAAAATTAGAGATGCAAAAATGCCACTTTACATCATTTCTTCAAATATCACAAAAGGTGTTCCAACAATATTTACTGGAGATGTAACTATTGTTGATGCCCTACGTTGCTCGTGTGCACTACCTTTCGTATACAGACCTCAGGAATTATACGGTCAACTTTATATTGACGGTGATGCATTCTTACCGTATATAGGAGCTCTTGAAAAAGATGCATTTGTTATTTCTCTTAAAACACATGCATGTGGAAAAATTACACCAAAGTCACTTAGTGATATGTCTATCTTGACATATATTCGTGAAGTCTATAATATGAGTGTAAATTCGGGAGTTAAACTGTGCAAAAATGATACAACGTTAGACCTTATATATCCAAATTTACTAGCAGAATCTGACTTAAATGATTTTAATGTGGCAGATATTTTACGAGTTTCGGAAGAATCAATGCGAGGGTTTCTCATCTCCAAGGGCCTTCTTAAGGAATTCCCTGAAGTTTCCAGCGGTGGGCTTACCAACCATCTCAAATAGTTTATTTGATGTTTGTACTTTGAATGTCGGATATCCTTTAATGTCATAAAGTGCAGCTTTACCCTTATCAGTTTCTGCATTCACTTCTTCAAACGAAATTGTCTTTCCGCCATATGTGTAACCGGAGTTTTTTACTAGCTGTTTCATAGAATGCCACGGTTGTTGCGCAGTTTTACAATGAGGACACCACGTTGCATAGAAAAACATGAAATTAGCCTGGTTTGTATCTAATTCTCCAGTTGGAGGTGTCTGCTCTATAACACGAGCTCCTGGAGGAGTTCCAGTTACTAGGTAATAAATTCCTATAAAACTAATTACAACAATTGCAGAAACAATAAGCTCAGTCAGCATCTTTACGAAACGAAGGATATAAAATTCGCGCATCTTCTCGCTGCGTTTCAAAGAAGCGTCTATATACATCTTCTTTTGTTAGGGTTGGTTCTCGAATTTGAGACCATGCAACTTTAACAGTTTGCCGCTCGGGCTCATATGGCTTGGGTTGAACTTTATACCATTTTCCATTATATCGGTACATTTTTGCATTTGGTCTACCATAAGTATACTTATATTCGTTTTAGACTGAGTTATATTAAAAATGGATTTATTTGTAACTTCGTAAGGGTCATTGCGAAAAATGCTAGAAACTGAGACTCAACAACATGTAGACATGCCATCAATAATTGATGATATTCGCAATAACATTCTTCAAAATCTAGGTTTCACATATAAACTTCGTCACCTAGGAGACAATATTTGGACTCTTCGAGTTCGAGCTGTGAATTATGAACGTTCTGCTCACATTGAGATTATTATTGATGAGTATACAGAACCAGAAGACCGAGGAGCTCGCGGTGCTGTATTTACTTATGGAGATATTCCACGCAATTATATTCAAATCATTATGGATTCAATTATGGAGCGTATTTAAGGAAATCCTACGAGGTGGGCGCCAATACCGAATCCAGCGCCAGTGCGTGCTGAGGCGCCAACGGAAGGGGCATATACGTCAAGGATGGCAAATGTTGCAAGCGCAACCATACCAATCATTCCAATCTGTGAAAGAGGTAGTGAGCGACCACCCATGAATTTAGGAAGCCAGAACGCAGCAATTGCTACGACAAGGCCCTCAAGAGCATACTTGACGAGACGGCTAAGTAAATCACCAAAATCAATACCGGGGGCTACTGCTTGTTTGGCTTCAGGCATTTTATACAAGACTTTAGATAATTATTCAAATGAAGCATGTTCAGTATAAGTTTTTGATTGATGATGAAGTCATCAAGAATTATAGAATTAGTATTCCTATACAAATTAGTTACTCCATTGGAGCATATCTTAATGACCCAAATGGTTGGGCTAAACACGGATATTTTTTTGAGCCGGTTGATAGCGAAGAACAAGTTCTCATACGTTTATGCATGGCAAGTACAGTTAAAAAGATTTGTGGTTCATCCGAAAATCTTTCATGCGCTGAACTCGGTGGGAGATTTATGTATTTGAACGCAGATAGATGGTTTCACGGAGCTTCAGCCAGTAAGCTATCTCTTCAAGATTATAGGCAGTATATGGTTAGTCATGAAATTGGGCACATATTAGGATATGACCATAAAAAGTGTCCTTGTAAGAACTGTCCAGCCCCCATCATGATGCAACAAACAAAAGGAATTGGCGAGTGTAAGCCCAATACTCATGTTTAGTTGTTAATTTTTTCAATCATTTTATCCATATTAAATCCTGTCTTTGTTGAGATTTCATAATAGGGAAGATTGTTATTTTTATGAAATTCTATCATATTCTTGAAAACTCTTCTGTCTTTAATATCCACTTTGTTTCCAAGTAGAATCATTGGAATATCTCCACATTGTGTCTTTACAAGATTATACCAGTATTCTAGATTTTTATAGGTTATAGGATTAGTTACATCATACATCAGAATCGCAGATGTAACGTTACTCATATCTTGCGGTAGTAGTCTATATTTGTCTTGTCCTGCGTAATCTCGTACATTCTTGGTTTTATCAATTGAATGTACTTCATACCAACTTGTTGGTAGATATTGCGGGTTAAACTTCTTTTGTTTGAGTGCTCTTACAAATGCTGTCTTTCCAACACCACCATCTCCAAAAATACCGATAGTATACTTAGTTGTCATTTCTCCGGCTTAGGTTTCTTATCTATTGTAGAAGATGAATCCGTTTTAAGGTAGATTCTGCGTTAAATAACGGGTTTTCACAGACGACTCCACTAATAAACAAATGCCTCGCGAAGTACTACCTACAACTGACGATGACGGAGAGGTAATTGATTATCTCGAGGAGGACTCTGAGATTCCTACTCAGCGATATTCAATTATCTCATTTCTTTCGCCCGAAAAGACGATTAAGCAGAAGGATGAGTTCTATAATGAGAAGTTTGTAGAGTGGTTGGACTACGATTGGAAGATTAAGGGTATGGAGCACTTCATGGTATTCCTTTCAAAGAAGTACACTATTAAAGTGGACGACCTAATGGGGGATATGCAGGAGTTTGTAAAGGTTCACAATGAAGAAGTCAAGAAGACTGATATTCACGAACAGTACCAAGTATTTCTTCTAAAGAAGGAGAAGGAACTTGAGACAGAGTTCAGTGAGAAGGTTAAGTTTCGTACGAATGTTCGTGGAGTGAAGGTTCGCCGTGTTTTTGCGAATCTTGAAGAGTGCCAGCAATACGCGAAGGTTCTACAGCGTAAGTATCCTCGTGATAATCTTTATATTGGTAAGGTTGGATGTTGGCTACCTTGGGACCCTTCTGAGCATATGATGCCTGAGGTTGAGTATGCTGAAAAGGAGCTGAATGAGCTGATGCGTAAGTACAAGGAGAATGAGGTAAACCGAGATATCTTCTTTGACGAGGAAAAGCAACAAAAGATTGAGAAGCAAAAGAAGGAGAATGCTGAACGCAGACAAAAGAGTCTCGAAGATGCTGCTAAGGAGGAGTCTGGCCTAGCTACGATTCAGGACCTTCAGTCTCAGTTTGACACTCCTCTTCATCCTTCAGAGGGAGCTATTCGAGATGAATAAAAACTTATTAATAAACTAATGGATATGAATAGAACACCTCGTATTCGTAAAGTTACCGAACGCGGAGCAGACTATGCCGCTAAGCTTGAAGCTAAAAAGATGGCAGCTTTAGCTCGGATTGAAGCAAAAAAGAAGAAGGCAAGTACAGCTGCAGAAATGGATGAACTTGCTGATTTATTTAAGAATGTAAGCACATCAACTGATATTGATGATTTATCGGACATGATGACGCGAATGGGAGGGGGTAAACGTAAGACTCATAAATCTAGAAAGAGTAAGAAAGCTCGTAGAACTCGCAAGCACTAAGCCTTATCTCCAATCTTCTTAACTTTTACCCATGGGTCATTAGACTTGCGTTTTATCTTTTCTGGGTCATATGCTTCCCCCGATAATAGTGCACTCGTAAATGGTCTATTGTCTGCCCAGAGTGAGTCATCGCATAACTTAAATGGTGGATGCTCCTGGGCCTTATACCAAAATACTTGGTCCTCTAATTTATTTGATTGAATCCCATTACAGACGACTAGGCATTCATAGTTCTCTGTACATTGGTCCATGAACTGGCAAAACATTGTAAATGTAGGAAACATACCTGCATAATTATCGTATATACGTTTACGATTTCCAATAACGTTTTCGCGAAGAATAAACACAAAATCAATATTTGTTCTTAAATTGGGAGGCACACCTAGCGGGTATTGCATAGTAATGAGTGTAGTTAAATCAATGTGACGACCATTCATAAAAACGTATCTAGTAGACTCCTCATTCATCCATGTTTTATCATACAAACAGTCATCTAGAATAAGAAATGCGCGAGGGTCAACACTTGAATTACCACCTCTTCTATTTTCCTGATTACGAGACTGTTTAACAGCCATCTGTCTTTTAATCGCCCCACTAACTATAGTTGAATTGTATCTTTCATGAATCAACTTTGCAGGGACCATGTCCTGAAAGAAAGGGCTTGCTACTTCAGAGCCAGAGATTACTGTTCCAATCGGAAAGCAATCTCTTGTATTGGCCAAAATATCTTTTACTAGAAAAGACTTACCAGTGTCACGTTTACCAATTAGTACAATCATAGGTGCTTTTCTAGAATCTAGCGCACAACGTTCTCGTATCATATCAATATTAAACTTCCGAATATTGAAGTTCATCTTAATATACTGCGTGAACTTTTTGATTATGCTTTAACACATTTCTATAATATGGCAAAGCGTAAACAGACATCGAATGGCGAACTCAGACATTCTCCGATTCCACTAACGATTCATAAGTATGCATGTTTAGAGTCTTCCTTGGCTCATTGGAATATTCAAAATATTCAACCTTATTTTCCCCCTATTGAGAAGCTTTTTAAATCTTCACATTTGGAATCTCTACACATGTATGGAATTAAATTTACAGATGAGATTTCTTCCATACTTGAAGAGTCAAAAATTAGAACTGCGAGTGGAGCTATTGTAGATATTCACAGAAAGACCACTATGTTAGTATCTCCATATAAGTGGATGCGTGGTGAATACGGTGCTACTTTAGGTCTTCCATCTTCTTCTGAACAAGCATCGTCTGCTATGGAAAAAATACAAAATCCAAATAATGCCGCATATGTTGGCGCTATAATAAGTAGTGTTCTTTCACAGTCAGGATGTCAACATTTTCCCAAAGTATATGGTGTGTTTACGGGCACTACT